CAATTCCATAAATTTAAGATATTTGTGCAATTTTGACGGACTAAACTCGCTAGCCTTTAATCTCTTTAAATTGTACGTCAGGCTCTCATCCAATCCCTTGTTAATTAAATGTAAACACAACTCTGAACAAAAATATCTGTCCTTATGCTCAATCCCCAGCTCCAGCAATTGACTAAAGAATATTGCACCATAATCATAGCCCTTGCCTTTTAATTTTTTAAATTCTTCTATCACAATTGGAATTTCAATATGGCTATCTAGTTCAAAAATATCCATATTTTCTTTATAGACAAAAGGCTTTATACGTACCCCTCCTGGATTGCTAAGATACACATAGTCGTTATAGATAAATTCGCAATGGCTATATTTCCCTAATGTCCTTAGTGATATTAGAAATCCAATCAGGCTTTTTGGCTTATGAAATGATATATAAAGCTTATCTCTTTCAAGCTGCATAAAATACCTCCTAACCTTGCTTTATTTCATTTTCAAATAATTTATTATATTCAGATTCAGCGTCAAATGTTTTCAATTCCTCAACCGTTTTATTTTCTAAGCTGTGTGATAATGTTGTTTCAGCAACCATCGAGGCTGTCGTATGCTTTCTCATTATTTCAGACATTTCTATGAATTTCTGAACACTTACATTTACATATTTTTCGGATCCGTCCTCGGTATAGAATTTCCAGTTATTATATTTTGTCGCCATCAAATCAGTCATCACCTGTGTGAAGTCTGGTTTTTGACCTTTAGAAATTTTTCCCATAAGCCCAAGAATAAACCTTAGAACTAAAGAAAATAATATTTTGGTGATATTGCTTTGGTCTATTGTCCTGTTGCCTTGTAAATACTTTGTGCCTTCCACTTCAAACTCAAAAGGCTTTTTCTCCCTCTCGATTCTTAATTCGTAAAGCTCCTGTTTCAGTTTTTCAATCTTTTCTTCTTTTCTGTATTTGATTTCATTATTTTCAATGTATTCAAATTCAGATAATTCAACTGTCTTGATTTTTCCATTCTCTATCAGCTCATTTTCATCAAGATTGTATTTTCCAGCTTTGTAAAGTTCCTCTTTTGTCGCCTCCCTCAAATCTCCGTTTTCTAAAACTGGGTTTTGATATTCTGTTTCGTTCCAGATGTGGTTTTCTGTATTCCAGTCTGGATAAAATATAGCTGGATTATTCTTAAATTCTTCCAAATTTGTGATTGTTGGTCTTGCTATTATTTCAAGACTTTTCTTGTCATAAATTACAACATTCATTAATCTTTTCCTCCTAATTTAAATATCTTTACCTAGCAATATAGTGCAAACTCCCTTTCAGCTCGTAGTGAGTCTTCCCATTTACTCCATATACATAAATTCCGTCACTACGAATTACTAACCTCGCGTTTTCTGTTCCAGCATTATTTCTGTTCATGATCGCGTGTTCTGTTTCACGAAAAAAGTCATCAGGAAAGAAATTTTCTTGGAAGTCGGCAATTTTAGTTCCGTCAGTCATGGCAAAACCACTCAAATTTTGAAAATAGACGAAAAAAGTAACTCTTTTTCCTAATCGAAAAAATTTGACCGTCCCGAGATTTGGATTGCTGGCTGAAATCGTTTGCCTGATTTCCAATAAATTTTCCACCTTATCCGAAATTGATTTATTGCTTATCGCTCTAAATTTTGCAGTATCATTATACGTAAGATTGTTATTCTCTATGCATTCATAGTACTTTTTGTTTGCAGTGTCATAATAGAACTTTCCTTTTTCTTTTCTGCCATAATCCTGTAAATTTCCTCCAAATTCTAGTCCGATTATTTCTGCTAGCCTTTTTCCCTCTAGAGCTGTATTTGCAGTAGTTCCTAACATTACTTTTCCTACTATATCGTGAGTTGCATTCGGAACTTTTGTGTCAATTATATCTTTTATTTGTCTTAAATTTACTGTTCCATTTGCATATTCTGTTGCGTTCGGAACATTCGGAATTAATCCTTTTACAGCACTTAACGAGATTATTCCTGCTTTGTTTTCTTCTGCAAAATCTGTTTTTTTAACATAGTTTCTTTCAGCAGAATCTTTTGTAATATACGTGTTGGAGCTATCAATTGTTACATTTAAATTTGCTGACTGGTCTACTACTATAATACATTTTTCCATGATGTCTATTGCATTTTTTCCATTAAAAACTGGAATATAATCACCATCCGTTCCTTTGTTATACGCGTATAATATTTCAGTTCCAAAATCATCCCGGGCGTATATTCCCATTTCAGAAATTTTATACGAATTTGTTATTGCACTTGTCCCGCTTCCAGTTTTATTAGAGACAATAAATGTAAATTCCACATTTCCATTTTCTTTTCTTTCATAAGAATTTACCGGAAATTCATTTCTTTTATCTAACAAATCTGTTAATTCCCTGTCATTTCCTGTATTGTATCCTGCTCCGATTTTAAATTTTGTTACATTTATCTTTGTTTCATTATTCATTGCTCTTGCTAAAAGTTCTCTTCCTTTGTTTGTTATTTCCCAACCAAGATAATTTGCCATTTTTACCTCCTATCTTATTCCTAATGTATTTTTTTTCAATACAACGTTTACGATTCCTACATTCAATTTTTGCTCCATCCAAGGCAGTTCAAAACTCCGTATACTCAATACATTTGTTTTTTGCCTTACAGAAAATACACCAATATAAGTTCCTAAATTCATATTTCTTACAAATGTTATTGCATCAAGCCAGCTTCTTTCGTTTTTGTACTCATTAACAACGTCCAAAACTTTTGAAAAATCTATTTGATTTTTAAGTTCTCCCAAAGTGGAAATTTTAAAATAACCTGGTCGTCCGCCATACTCAAACCATTCCTTTATTTCTGCATTCCCAAAAAGTATTTTACAAATTGCTTTTACACTTCCCAAAGTTCCTTTGTTAAAATGTGCTACAACTGCTATTTTCACAAGTTCTCTTTTATTTTCAATAGTTGTATCTTCTCCAACATAATCAACATGATATTCCCATAATAAATAATCAATTTCGGTTTCTGACAATTTATCAATGTCAAGAAAAAACTTATTCATTATTCTGTTTTTTTGCTGTTTTATTGCATAGTCTATTGATTCGTATATCCATTTTGTTGTGTTATCTGTTAGAGTTGATTTGGCAGCAATGTCAGTCAATTTCAAATCCTGTACTGTTATCATAATTCTTCAACTCCTTGATAATTGTTCACAATTCTATTGTTTATAGCAACTTGATTAAAATCTAATTTTTGGAAAACGGGATTTCTTAATACTACTCTTTTTACTCCAGCTATTTTTAATCTTTTAATTAATTCATCTGGGTTTATATCCTTGCCTATTTTCTCTTTTTGCCAGTTAACATACTCTTGCACTGTCTTATCTACGTTAGATTTTATAACATTTACGAGAGTTTCATTATCCTTTTCGATATAATAGTCAAACTCTACAGAATAATTAACTTTATTCGGCTCTTTGATATTTACTTTATCAGTTAAAGGTCTTATATTTTCTTCATTTAATACACTTTTTACTTTCTCTTTCAACTCCTGACTTACTGTACCGCTAACAGTCCAAATATAAACGTCTACATTAGTTGCAGATGGAGAATGAACTTTGACATCTATGATATCGGTACTGGCTGTTTTAGTCCAGAATATATAAGCTCCTGAACTTCCTGCTGTTGTAAAGCTCTCGGGAATTTCTCTTATTCTTTCCCTGTAACTCTCGTCTGGTTCTTCGCTTGTTCCAGAATTACTTTCAGTAATGTTTTCAACTTTCTGATAATTCGGATATATATCAACCATATCTTTAATTTGTCCAACCGGAATACCATTTCCAATGATTCCTAATGTGTTGCAAGTAGCTTTTCCGTCAACTGATAAATTTCCTTTTGTTATTTTATATTCCTCATCTGTTTCAAAATAAAGTTCATTATATCTAATTCTTGAGCCCTTAGGAATTACTGTATCTGTTGCTTGTATACTTGAAATATAAAATCTGAATGTTGCCACCGCTGGTTGTTCAAAAAGCCTTTTTCCTCTATTTCCATAAAACTCACCTTTTAAATCCAACCTTTCATCTCTTGCAAATCTTAAATAATTTTGTTTGATATCATCATTATATTTCTCTTCTAGTAAAGCTAACTGATATGCAACTGTACTGAAAATTAATGTTTCTGGACTAGCTTCTGTCAAATTTCTTCCGCTAAGTTCTTGAAACTTATTAATCATATCTCTTTTTATTTCCCAGGCATCGCTATCTATTGCCTCGTACTCTTCAAAATCATCCAATATTTATCACCTCAATTCCTAATTCAATCTCAAAATCATTTTCGAATTCATCTGCTGTTTTTATCTCTGTAGTTTTTAAAATCGCTCTTGGCTCGTTTTTCCTGAACATCTCAAGCAACTGTGAAGTTATCCTATTTTCGACAACATTTATATTTTTATCTATCAAGTCGCTGTCAAAACTAAAATCACGATTAAGCGGCTGTTCTTCCTTACAAACTCTTAAAAGCATTCCAACATTTGTTATAACTTCCTCAACATAATTTTTTGGAGCATAATTTATTTCCTGATTAGATGAAACATATATCATTATTTACCTCCAATCTGATTCCTTAAAAAATTCATTAGTATATCTCTATCTGTTTTATCAAAATTTTTAGCATAGTCTATCATTTCATTAACTTTATCTGCCGTAATCATTCCAGCTCTCACTAAATTCATCAGTTCATCAATTTTTGCATCCTTTTTGATTTTTTTGAGCTGACTTAATATTTCATTTTTCTTTTCCTCTGCGATTTGAATAGCTTTATCCACTTTTTCAAGTGTACTGTCTACTTTATTTTTTACTTTTTCAGCAAATTCCTGTAATTTTGTTTTTTGTTCAATTTCAACATTTACAACTTCCACATTTTCTTCTGTGAGCTTTTCCTGCTCTTTTTTTTGAGCTTTTAACTGTTCTATTACTTGATTGTATTTTTTAGGATTATCTATATACTCCTTTAATGTCAATTCTAAATTTATATAATCGAATTCAGAAGTTTCTCTGTTGAAATAAGAATTCTTTTCGGTTATATCTGTTATCAAAAATGGAAAAGCTCCAAACGTCTGTCCTCCTAATGTTAAATAGTCATATTCTCCAAACTCCCACATAGTTTTTATTTTGTCCAGCTCTTCCGCTGGCGTTGATTCAGACGTTAAAGATGAAACTAGAGAAATACCAAAACTCACTTCCGTTAATTCTCTTCCCTGATGTCTTAGCATACCAGGACCGTATATTGCTGTGTGTTCAGATATTTTAGACTTATATGACCTGTTTATTTGGTTGTTAATTGAAAACACTTTTTTATCAGATACTTCAAATATTATATCTCCAAGACTTCCTATCATTGCGGACCTCCAGTCATATCGCCACCAGCAGTAACTCCATCGTGTTTATGTGTGTTAAGATTAATGCTTCCGCCAGTTTTTGTAGTGCCACTGACTTCCAAATCTCCTTTAATTACAATTTTTCCAATATTTAAAGTCAACGTGTTTTTATCATAGCTCCAGCTTCCGCCATCAGAAAAAGTCCTTTTTACTTCAGTTTTACTTCCAGAACTTCCACGCATAGGACAGCCAAGCACTACTCCCTGTTCAGGCATTTCGGAAAAGAATAGGCAATAGACAGTTTGTCCTACTTCAAGCATATAATTGTCGCTATGACTTTCTGAAAATGGAACTAATAAATTAAGCCAGTCTGTTGTTTTATCGTCATCGCCTTTTAATAGTACTCTTACTTTTCCAGTTTTTGAATCTATCGCACTTACTTCTCCTGCTTTCAATGTTTCAATCAATTTAACCACCTGCCTTATCACTTTTTTTGTAACAAAAAAATCACAATCAAATTAATGACTGTGATTTTCTTTTAAATATTATGCTCCTTCTTTTTCTCTATCCATATTTGCTTTTATTCCTAATGTTTCTAACAAATTATGAACAAATAATCTTCCTTTTTGCGTCCATTTTGTATTGGGAACGACTTTTTCAGTTCCATTTTTCTTTTTTACTGTTATTGTTTCACTTTTTGTATACCCTTTATTCATATGTTCCGCATACAATATCCATTGTCCGCCGACTTTTCTTATAACTCTCTGTTCATTCAACGTTTTATTCAATTCATATGCACTAAGTCCATAATCGGCTGCAATTTGTGTTATTGTCATTGTGTCTTCACTTGACAATATTGTATCAACATACTCTTTTATCGGTTTATACTCTGCTATTAACTGTTTTTGAATCTGATTTTCTTCTTCCAGATGTTCAAGTTCTCTTTTCACTTTACCGTAATTGATTAACACTTCTCCTAATTTTTCAGGATTGTTTGTTATTGTATCCCATACATTGTCTGTCATATACATTCCTGTTTTCCTGATTGTCTTTAAAATCTTTTTCACTTCTTTTTTAAAGATTTTTGCATTTGGTTTTGTGCTTTGCATACAGACTTCATAAAATCCATCTTCTGTTAAGAACCACATATTACGGTTTTGACCTGATACGAAAATTTTTCGTATCAGCTTTTCATCTTCGTCAATCGTTTTCAACATCTTACTTACATCATAACTTCCGTTTGAAGTTTTAGCATAATCAATCCATTCTGCCACATCTTTTGCTAAAAACAATAGATTTTCAAAATCTCCATACACTCTAAACTGTTTTCCCAAAATTTCTCTTTTATCAATTACTTGTAATTCATTCATTTTTTATCCTCCATTATACTATATTTTTTCTTTCGATTCTTGCCACTTTTTCAGCAACTTCCTTTTCACAGTTTCTTTGAACCAATGTGTCTATGTTTGAGCCAGCCTCGTAGTATTCTCTTTTTATCGCTGTGTAGTAATCACACAAGGCATCTTCCAAATCCGATACTTTTTCTGTAAAATCCTTTGGAACAATGGCGTATATTTCTTCTATTAAGTCAAATACTGCCTTTTTTGTTGAATTTAATTTGTGGCTGTGTTCATCCAGTAAACTTTCTGTAATTTCAAATCCTAGTTCTTGTCTAAGTGTCATAAAATTTTCCTCCTAAAATATT